TGTCAGAACGCATCAACCAAGGCTACGAGGCTGTGCGTTTCGCCGACCCAGAAGTTATTCAACAAATGACAGAGTTGTACGGCGTCGGAGAAGGCGAACTCGCCGCATATTTCCTTGACCCTGATCGTGCAACCCCTGTGCTGCTGCAACGCGCACAAGCCGCTCAGACAGCCGCAGGAGCCGCACAGGCCGGTATGCAACTCACAACCGAAGAAGCCGAACGCCTCGCCCAAGAAGGCATCACAGAGCAGCAGGCACGCGCAGGAGCAGCAGCAATCACCCAAGCCGAAGAACTGTTCCAACCCACCACAGGCGAACAAGACGGCGCGTTCACCCGCGAAGAACAATTAGGTGCCGTGTTCGGAACAGATCCGGCAGCAGCACAACGTCTCCGTCAACGCCAACGACGCCGGCAAGCAGAGTTCGAAGGTGGCGGCGGGTTCGCCCAAGGTGCCGGTGGACAAGTCACAGGGTTGCAATAACACACAACATCTTGTGCTACAATTTCTGACGATGCCAAGATATGGCAGGAACCCCGCACAGCGGGAGAAATATGCAGCACCGTCATCTGCCTCCGGGTGACGGTTGGGCGAAGGAGTGTACATATGGACAGCGACATCGACCGCGATGACGAGCAAGAAGGCCGCAATCCGCTACGCGACCGGATGAAGCAGCTAGAAGCCGAAAACGCTGAACTGAAAGCGCGAGCCGACGAGGCATCCGCAGCAGCCCGCGAACTGGCGTTCGTGAAGGCCGGAGTAGATCCGAACCTTCCGATCTCCAAGTACTTTATGAAGGGCTACGACGGCGACCTCACCGCAGACGCGATCAGAGAAGCAGCGATCGAAGCGCAAATCGTGAAAGACGCACAGGCCGAGCAGGTCAAGTCTGAAGCCCAAACGTGGGATCGTTCCACGCAGATGGCAGCAGACTCGTCAAGCGAAGCCCCAGTCGATTTCGTGACGCGCATCAGCCAAGCCAAAACACCGGCAGAGGTTGACCAGTTGCTGGCCGAAGCAAAAGCCCAAGCACTCTAGCCCCCTAACCGGGGCTACCATCCCGGAAGGACTCCATCATGGCCTATACTCAGGCTTCATCCCTCTCCGTCGACCAGGCGGCATTTGATCGTATCGCGTTCTTCGCGCTGCGTTCAGAGCTGTTGTTCGACGCTGTCGCCGACGTGCAGCCGACCAACCAGTCGATGCCCGGTTCCACGGTGACTTTCACCATTTTCAACGACCTCGCAGCCGCAACTACGGCTCTGACCGAGACGAGCGATGTGACCGCCGTCGCCATGAGCGACAGCCAGGTCAGCGTGACCCTCGCTGAGTACGGCAACGCGGTGCTGACCACCGCCAAGCTGCGTGGCACCTCGTTCCTCGATGTCGATACCGTTGCCGCCAACGTCGTTGGTTACAACGCTGGTATCTCGATTGACAGCGTGGTTCGTAGTGTTCTTGAAGCAGGCAGCAACGTCAACTACGCGACGGGCGGCGCAACCGACCCGACTTCGCGTGCGACCATCGCCGCTGAAGACATCATTGCAGCTGACGACCTCCGTAAGGTGACCGCACAACTTCGTGGCGACAACGTCCCGACGTTCAACGGTTTGTACATGGGTTACATCCACCCGGATGTGTCCTATGACCTGCGTTCGGAGACTGGTGCTGCCGCATGGCGCGACCCGCATGTGTACGTTGACACCGACATGATTTACAACGGTGAGATCGGCGCGTTTGAGGGTATCCGTTTCATTGAGACGCCTCGCGCCCCGCTGTTCGTTGATGGCGGTGCATCCAACGTGGACGCATACGGCACCCTGGTCATGGGCCGTCAGGCTCTCGCCAAGGCCCACTCGATCACCGATGGCAACGGCCCGAACCCTTCGATCGTGCGCGGCCCCGTCGTTGACACGTTGGAGCGTTTCCAGCCGATCGGTTGGTACTGGCTCGGTGGCTACGGCCGGTTCCGCGAGGCTTCGCTTCGCCGGATTGAGTCGTCGTCCTCGATCGGTGCGAACGCCTGATCCGAGTTCCCTCAGGCATCAGCCCCCTGCTTCGGCGGGGGGCTTTTGCCGTTGTGGGGGTCGGTTTGGTGCTACAATGACGGGTGCGGTCTAGACCACCTGGAGTGATTTGATGAGCATTTCAAACTATTTGGAAAACAAGTTGCTGGATGCCACATCTGGCACGTCGTATGCGTCTGCTGGCACTTATTTGCAGTTGCATACTGGTGATCCTGGTGAGGATGGTACGGCTAACGCTGCGACGGAGACGGCGCGGAAGGCTGTGTCGTTTTCTGCTGCGTCTGGCGGGTCGATGGCGTCGTCTGGGACTGTTGAGTGGACGAGTGTTGCTGCGACTGAGACGTATACGCATTGGTCGTTGTGGGATGCGTTGTCTTCTGGTAATGCGTTGTGGTCGGGGGCGTTGGCGTCGTCGGCTGCGGTGGTTGCGGGGGACACGTTCCAGATCACTTCGTTGACTTTGACTCTGGACTGATGGCGACTAATTTCCCTTCTTCGTTGGATTCGTTTACGAATCCGTCTGCTTCTGATGCGTTGGATTCTGTGTCGGTGCCTCATGCGGATCAGCACGCGAATTTGAATGATGCGATGGAAGCGGTGCAGGCGAAGTTGGGTGTGGGTGCGGGCACTATCGGTGACACCTCGACGACATACACGCCGACTTGGACAAGTAGTGGAACCGCTCCGACGTTAGGAAACTCAACGCTTAGTGGCCGCTACATCAAAATGAACAAACTTGTATGGGTGCAAATTTTGTTCATACGCGGGTCGACCGCCACCAACGGAACAGGCATCTATTATTGGTCGCTGCCATCAGGTATTACAGCACGGGCAGGTCTTTACGGTTTCATGTCCCAAGGAGTCGCTCGTTTGTACGACGCAAGTCCTGCCACCGTATACATAGGCCAAGCCTCGTTTTATGGCGGCGCGACCGATAAAATTATGGCTTACACATCAAGCAATGCCGTCGGTGCGACAAGCCCATTTACATTCGCTACTAATGATGAAGTCGTTATGACCTTCACCTACGAGGCGGCATGACATGGTTACCGTGACCTGTACAGACGACGACTGCCCGAACGGTGGCATTGACTACAACGTGCTTGGCACGCACGATTTCGTGGAGTGTGGTGGTTGTGGTGTCCATCTGGAACCGTACGATCTGCGTGATGACCCGCCGATGCCTGACATGGGGGTGAGCTGATGGCTACTAATTTTCCTGGTTCGTTGGATGCGTTCACGAATCCTACGTCGGGGGACACGTTGGATAATCCTCCGCATGACCAGCAGCACGCCGATATCAATGATGCTGTGGAGGCGATTGAGACGGCCCTGTTAGATGGTGCGCCTCTGCATATTGACGACGCGAACGAGCGGGTCGGCATCGGCACAGCGACACCTGCCCACCCTCTGCATGTAACTGGTTCGGATAACCGACCAATCCGTGCTGAATCATCGGTGTCTGGTTCATACATTGACATTCAGGACTCAGCAACCACAGGCGAGGGTTATGTGGCTATCGGTGCTGTTGGCAACGAGGCGCGAATCATTGCTGGTGGCAGTACTAGAGTGACGGTTGACTCGTCTGGCAATGTCGGTATCAATGACACTACGCCGTCGTACACGTTGGATGTCAACGGTGACATCAACGCCACCGGCGACCTACGCATCGGCGGTGCTGCAATCGGGACATACACCGACTATTCCTCGTCGGTCACGTTTGGAGGTTTCACCAAAGGAACGTCAACTGTCGTCGCAAAATATGCCCGAGTCGGAAAGTTCGTGCATTATTGGGGTTATGTCATTACACATAGTGGTTTCTCTATGACAGGGCCGCTAGATGTGTCGCTGCCAATCGCCGCAACTGGAGGAATTCTCACAACCAACTCTCCGTGTTCGTTTTACGACGGCTCAACCATCACTTGGGGAACCGCGATCAATCTGGGTGGGAGCACGATGAGGCTCGTTACTCATGCAGCGGGTGGCACATATGCGTTCAACGCTGATGTTGCCTCCAATGTTCCCTTCACATGGGCGACCGGCGACGCTTTCTACTGGAACCATTACTACGAGGCAGCATGATGAGACTAAACATCACCCCGTATCTCACCGCTGATGGCGCGCCCGTAGAGCATTGGATTTCACAGATGCGTCTGCACCGTGATCGTTTGTTGGCGCAGTCGGATTGGACACAGGCTCATGACGACCCGACGGGTAGGCGTGACGAGTGGGCAACCTATCGGCAGGCTCTCCGTGATTTCCCTGCGACATGGACTCCCGGCCCTGAAGCAAACTTTCCTGAGCCTCCGGGGGGTGTGTGATGGCTACGAATTTTCCTACCAGTCTGGATAGTTTGACGAATCCGGCTGCTGGTGACAGTTTGTCGTCGCCGTCGCATAGCGCGCAGCACGCGAATGTGAATGATGCTGTGGAAGCCCTTCAGGCGAAGGTAGGTGTGGATGGTTCCGCTGTCACGTCGTCGTTAGATTACAAGGTTGCCAACCAGGGTTTGACGTTGGTGAAGGCGCAGACGATTGGTAGCGGTGTGTCATCGGTGACCGTCACGGATGCGTTCTCATCGACGTTTGATAACTACCGCATCGTGTTCGACATTGACAGCGGTAGCACATCGTCCGGGTTGCAGTTTCTTTTAGGGTCTGCAACAACCGGTTACTATTGGTTCGAACTGCAAATAACGACGGGTGGAACTATTGGCGGTACTGGTGGGAGTAATGACTCGTCTGCGAAGATAGGCACGGTGCGATCTTATGGCGGCGGCGGCGTTATGGAAGTTTTACAGCCCAACAAGGCACTTCGGACAAGTTTTGCGTGTATTGGCACAGACAAATCTGGTGACCCATTTCGTGACAGCCGTGGCTACAAGGCCGATACGACGGCGTACACATCGTTCACCATCCAGCCCAACGTGGGAACTATGACGGGTGGGAAGATCAGAGTTTATGGGTACAACGATGGCTGAGTATTGGACACGCGACGAACTAGTAGCCCTGTACCCTGACGGCACCGTGTCGGTGCAGGTCGATGACGACGTACGTCCGATGACGACCGACGAATGGTCAGCATGGATCGACGGCCAAGTCGGCATGGAGAAAACCGTGGACGGTGAGGGAGCCATCTAATGGCACGCCTCTACGAATCCTCCACCGACTACGAAGAACACATCACCTACGCCGGTGCGACCATCGCCGACGACTACGACAACCCCGACTACCTATACGACCGGGAACAACTCGCATACGACGGCGGCACCACCGACATCCAAGGCGGCTACTCGTCCACCGCAATCACCTACGCCAGCGCAGTCAACGGATACAACGGTTCCAAAACTGTCACCTCGACAGCAACAGGCACAGGCACAGGTGCAGGAACCGGCACCGAAGTAGTTGTCAAACTCCGCACCGCCACAGGAACCGGAACAGGCACCTCAACAAACGTACGAGTCATCGTCAGGTTCCGCACCGCCACAGGCACAGGAACAGGCACCAGCCTCAACGCGATCCTGCACGAACATTTACGCACCGGCACAGGTGCAGGATCAGCAACTACCGGCGACCAAGCAACCGGCCTCCACATTCATCCACGCACCGGCACAGGATCTGGCACCGGCACAGCGGCGACCACATCACGCCGCCTCTACCGACGCCTCGCCACCGGCACCGGCACAGGAACCAGCAACGTCGAATACGTCCGTCTCTACCTGTTCCGCACACCCACCGACAACCAGGTGGATTTCACCGGCAGCGACTACTACCACGGCAACATGATCCCCGCCAACCGGCTGATCTGGCAGCTGTACCGGCATTACACCCCCGGCCCACGCGGACGTAACGTGTGGAAACTTACTGACGGCACCTACACCGAGAACCAGCCACCAGACGATACCGATATCGATATCATCTACCTCGGCGGTCACGACCATCATGTTGACGAGACAGAACGCGCAGCGTTGATCGCAGCAGGCTACGGCGACTACGTCAACTAAACTGTTCCACATGAAACATCGTGAAACCCACCCTGGTCTTGACGTTGACGGCTGTTTCGGTTGCAGGATCGCAGGGGTCGCGTTCTCCGCGTCCTCGATGCCGTCCCGTAAGATCGCCAGTAACGACATTGATGCGACGGAGCGTCGCTGGTCGAAAGACATGGACGCATACAAACGGTTGAAACAGGACGGTTTACAGCCCGCAAAGATTGACGGTGCTGCCGAGATCGAGAAGAAGGCCGATCATCCGTCACAGGTCGTTACAGGCATCTTGTAGTACAATAGGCGCATGGCTGTGTACCGTGGCAAGCAGGTTGAGTTGAACTCGCCTCGCCGTATCCGCAAGGGTGAACCGGGCTACGGCCGTAAGAAATCTGTCGTCTATGTGAAGGACGGCGCGAACGTGAAACGGGTGACGTTCGGTGATCCGAACATGAAGATCAAGAAACAAGATCCTGCCCGCCGTAAGAACTTTCGTGCCCGTCATAACTGTGACACTCCTGGCCCGAAAACGAAGGCACGTTACTGGTCGTGCAAGGCGTGGTGAGCTGATGCCGGCGAAGAAGAAAGCGTTCTGGGATACGAAGAACCCGAAGAAGAAGTCGTCGTCGTTGTCGCCTGCTCAGAAACGTGCTGCGAAGGCGCGTGCGAAGAAGGCGGGTCGCCCGTATCCGAACCTTGTCGATAACGCCGCTATGGCGAGAAAGAAGAAGAAGTGACATGGCTATGTACGGTGGCATGAAGTACAAGAAGGGCCGCAAGGGCGGTTCAACCCAGTCAAATGGCCCCGGTTCGTGGTCGTTCGGCCCTGCTTTGTCCAGCGCAGAATCTAACTTCAAGGCGAAGAAGCGCAGGAAGTGACGACCGCAGGCCAACTCATTGACCGCGTCTCTGGCGAACTGCTAGCGGGGACGGTCGAGGAACGCAACAAGCTTGCGTCCGGTATCGACGCTTCAGCCACGTCGATCACTTTGACGTACTCGTTGCAAGGTGTCCGCGAAGGCGGTGTCTTTGAGATCGGCCAAGAGTTGTTCTACGTTTGGACAACGAACAGCACATCGAAGACCGCTGTTGTGGAGCGCGGTTTCGGCGGCACTACTGCTTCAACGCATGATGCCGGTGCGATTGTGACGGTGAACCCACGGTTCCCTCGGCATCGGGTGATGAACCAGTTGAACGCCGATCTTGCTGATCTGTCGTCGCCGATGAACGGCCTGTTCCAAATGAAGACGTTGGATGTGAACTACAACGGCTCTGACCGTATGGTGAACCTGACGGACACCACCGACATCATCGATCTGTATGACGTGCGTCTCCGCTATCTGAGCGACGATTACCCGGTGATCCGTTCGGTGCGTTTGCTGCGTGACATGCCAACCTCAGATTTCGCGTCCGGTAACGTGCTGGTGTTTGATTCGCCTGTGCGTGCCGGGAGTGTCCGTGTGATCTATAAGGCACCGTACGG